GCAGCCGATATTACTACATCATCCATAGCTCTACCCATTGCCATAGCAGCAGCTTGAGCATAAGATGAAGTCGGGTCTATCAAGAGTCTCACTTTATCTTGTTGATCTATTAAATCCGCAAATTCGTAATCCGCAAGAGATACTCTTCTTCTCGCATGTGGAGTGTCGATCTGTGGAGTGTCAGCATGTCTGCTAGTTTTTAAAACAGCAGTAACTTTTCCGACTTGGTCGAAGAAAGCATTTTTACCGACAATAGATTCAAGACGAACTTTGTCTCTTAATAACGATCCCATTTGTTGAGACAACATTTGAATGTTAGCAGAATACTGCTGCACAAATGCTGTTGTTATTTGTGATGACATATTAGTCTCCCATTGTTATGTTAGTATTAAACAATCAGAGAAGTTATCCACCTTCGTAGGCATCTCTTGGATTTAGAGTCTTTTAGACTAGAGTCTATTCCTTCTTGTCAGCAAGGTTCTTACGAATTGTCTGACCTTTTATCCATTTATAATAATTTTCACAGATTGGCAAGGGGTCTTGTTTCTGAAATTCAGTACCAGTTTCTTTGACAATTCTTAAAATCTCAAGTCTTAACTCTTCATCATTAAGATGATCACTTGCTGCCATCTAACATTTCTCTCATGGTATATACTTGTTGAACAACTTTATCGTGATTAGGATGTGACTTGTTCCAATATGGACCATTCTTATCATTCATAATCTGATCTATTTCTGTTTGTATATCTTCAGATTTATCCATGTTTTCAGACTCAGTAGATAATATTTTATCTTCAGAAAGCATGTTAGCTATCTTTGCAAAGCCTTTTATAACATCTACATTATCACCTAGTCTTGAACCATCAGATAGTTGTAGTTCTAAAACTTCTGGTGCTAGATTTGCATTAGCTAGTGACTTTGCTTTGTTGATGTTTGTATCATACTCTCTACCCCATTCTTGTCTCAAAAGTTGTTGAGCTTGAGCTTGAGAAGTTTCCGCATCTACTTTTGCCTGTTTGTCAGCAGCTTCCATATTATTTTTGTAAAAATTTAATATGCCATTTGCTTGTTCATTATTCAAACCTAGTTTGAAAGATTGTTCTTGAAAGTTTTTGATAGCTTGTTCATCAAGAGGAACAACATCAGATTTTGTATCTAATGTATATTTATCAAAAGATTCTGGTCTACCCATTTTAATATAGGCTTCTTCCCATTGATCTTCTGTAAAATTTTTATTAGGCACAATCATTTTATCTTGTCCAATCATTCTAGTTGCATTGATGTATGACTTTGCAAGTGCATCAATCTCTGTAAACTTTTCAATGTTTGGGTCGTTTCTATAGACTTCACTTATAGATTCTTTCCAAGTTGATTGTGTTGGTTGTGGTGCAGGGGTGTCTGTTTTTGCAACAGTTGCTTGTGTTGCTTGTGGTTGTGCCTCTGTAGTTGTCTGCTCTACAGGCACAGTTTCCTGTGTTATCTGTTCGTTTGACATTTTATTTATCCTTTGTTTGCAGCATTTGTTTTATAAATAGAAGAACGCTGCGTTGTCCTTCCATATATGCACTCTCATGGCTATCACCTTTTATGTTAGTTGTAGTTAGAAAGTGACATCTTTTTTCAAGATCAGCCAAGACTCTTTTGCCTTCGTCTGAATTGAATACTGTTTTGAAATCGTTTTGTAGTTGTTTTAAATATCTTTCTAGTTCTTTTGCTTCCATATTATTCTGCATTAGCTACAGCTTTTGCCTCTTCAGGTAAAGCCTTTGCCAATGGAGCTATGTCTCCTCCCGCTTTTGCGACTTGTTGTAGTTGTTGCATTTCTGCCATTTGTTCTTGTTGTTGTGCTGCTTGTTCTCTTTCAGCATTAACTTGCGATTGTAGTTTCAATACTTTCTGTGGAACACCAACTAAATCTGCAACATGCTTGACCAACGCATCAAAGTTTATGTAATCAAATACAGGAGCAACATTAGCAAGTGATCCTAATATTTCTATTGCTCTTGTAATAGATGAAAGCTCTGTAGATTTTTGTGCTTTTGCAAGTGGTGATACATATTCAATCTCAATGTCTTGACCTGATAAAAATTCAGGAGCTTGTGCAAACTGATTGTTTCTAAGTAATATTGCAAAAGTTCTATCGATCAAAGGTTTGAGTAACTCTGATTGTAATCTACCTAATACTGGTCCTAACAATCTCATCTTCTCTTCGTTTCTTTGTATAACTTCTGTTGCTGTCATTTGTGGTCCTTGTTGCAACATCAACTGATTTACATAAAACACTTCTCTAATACTATCTCTTCTTTGTTGTTCCATGTTCAAACCAAGTGGATTGTTTGCACCAATATTTAGTGGTTCAATTCTATCTCTAGTTCCTGATCTGTAAAAATTTAGTCCACCCGGTACAGTTCTAACTGGTAATAAGAAACCATCATCAGGCACAAGTAATGGTGGGTCTACTTGTTTTTGTGCAGCTTTGATAGTTGTCTTTGACATTTCATTTAACATCTTAACATCTGGTAGTGCTGTCATTGCAGGTGATCTACCATATATTTCATGTGATGCTTTTAAGTATCTTGGTACAACAAAAGGAAACTCTTGAAAGCCAGATACTGATAGTTCGTTTCCATTTTTGTATTCCATGTAAACAGATTCAAAAGGCATGTTGCTTGAATCTTTTTTTGTAGGATCAAAATCATTTCTTGGATATACAGCATGAAGTATATCTATTTCTTCGTATGGGTCTTTGTTTACTAAATTATTTACTTCTTCTGATATAGAATTACCAAACTGTTGAGCCGCAGCTCTTACTGTTATTTTAAATTTTCTGTAAACTGTATCTATTCTACCTTTGTCATTTTCTGTAATATATATTTCGTTTATGTGTCTTGTAGAAAATTTTAATAAATCTTCTGTATCTTCTTCTATAAACATTGCTGCTGTGCCGAATGTAATTAGATCGTGATACAGTTCAAATATTTCTTGTTGAAAGTTTGATCTATTGAAAGCTGTATACATAGTTTCAGTTACACCTTCTAACCAAAGTTTTGCTTCATCATCTGCATCTAAACCTGCATCCTTGTATCTTAGTGTGAACCAAGTAGTAGAAGGGTTAGTCAACATTCCATGTAAAGATGCAGCTAACAATTCTACCGCTTGTAGTGGAGAGGAATCAAAAATTCTTTCTGTTCGCTTGTCACCTCTTGATCTTGTTTTTGTGACATCAGCTTTTCTTGGCATCATAAAATCAGCAACCTCTTGCCAATGCGTTTCCCAATTTTGTCGACCTGTTTTGAGTCGATCAAAACGAGACATGATGCTTTTAGTTAAATCTGTTTTTGCCATTAGACTCCTAGCAATGTTGGTTTACTAAGTGTAAAGTTTCCTGCGTTCTTTGCGAGTATTGTCATTCTTCTACCTCTTCGCTTTGTTTTTCTTGCATCGTAAGTTGTATCTGTAGATGAAGATTGTGAAACTTCAGCTTCTGTTGGAGCTTCCATTTGAACATTAGTTCCACCAATATTTTTTGTTATAACTCTTGGTGGAGCATCATTATCTGGTCTACCTTCTGGTCCTCTCAAACTTTTTGCATATCCTAATGCGTCTAGTTGAGTTTTGAATCCGCTAGACAAAACAAACTCTCTGCTTGTTAAATCTGTATTTTTAAATTTTCCAGTTTTCTTTGCAAAGGCAACTCTTCTTTTGTAGTTGTTATCTTGAACAAATTTTGAACCAGTAATACCAGAAGCTATCCTAGCACCTATTGTTCTATCAAACAAACTTGATCTGCTTTTTCTATTTTTTTTATTTTGTTCTGCAATCTGTTGGTTTACAGTTTTTGTTTTTCTTGAACCATAAGTAGTACCACCGATTGTTACTGCTTCTGCTCCTGAAACTTGATTATCTGATCCTCCGCTTGATGCTGCTCCCATAATTATTTCCCTAGTAATGTTTCTAACGCATCCTCTTCAGTTTCTTGAACTCCAAGTGGACCTGTTAGTATTGTTGAT